ATTGTTACTGATCCACCAAGCGCTACTGCTTGACCATTGATTGTAATCTGTCCTGAACCCGTAAGAGCTGAGTTTGCAATGTTCTGTGTACCAGCAAATGTTGCACCTGCAGGAATAGTTATAGTATCACCACTATCTCCTAGCTGTACGTTGGTCCCGGATCTTGGACTTATTTTATTTACTTTTACTTCACTCATTATCTTGCTACCGCCGGTAAATTATTTGTTCCTACGATTGGGTTTTCTGCAAATGCAAAGTAGAGGTATGTGTTACCACTTCCATTTTCTGAACCACTTGATGATCTTAATTTAAAACCATTTGATACAAAATCCATTCTAGTTGCAGTAGCTTCAGCACTATTTGCGTCAGCATAAAATTCTTTATTTACAACATTAAATGTTGTTCGTTTATTATCAAACATATGCCAATTAACACCATTTTGAGTTCCTTTAACCATAACCCAAGCTGGTTTAAATCCTGTATAAACAAAAGTACCATCAGCATTTCCATTTCCTGTGTACTTATCAAATTTTGAAAAACCTTTTTTAGATGCAAAACAATAAGCTATTCCATCTTGACCTGATTCAACTAAATCTGCACCTACAGTAAATACAGTTGAAGTTGGAGATGTGCTACCCCACCAGTTTGCTGCAGTACTTGATGCAGATGAATAATTTAGTTGAGTGTTATAAGTATTTCCTAATGCGCTAGTATAAACTTGCCAATTAGCAGTTCCTAAACCTTTTAATATTACTACATCAGGAGCAACTCCTAAACCATGTCCAATAGTAAAATTACCAGAACCAGGATAACTAAATTTACAAATAGAAAATCCTGCTGTTGTATTTGCAGAAGTTGCTGCTGTATTTACAGAGCCATCTGTATTAGCTGAACCTGCTCCATTTGCTTTCCAGTTCCATGATGCGTAATTACTGCTATTTTGATTTACTGCACCATCTGTTCCTAAAGTAAATCCATCACTTGCAAATGCAGTAAGATAACCACTTGCATTAGTTTGTGCATTGTTTAAATTTGTATAAACTTGATAATTAGCACCTCTTACAGCATCAGTAAGAGTATGAGCATTTGTTCCTGTTCTATCTTTAATCCAAGTAAAATCTGGCTGAAAACCTACGCCAGTTTCAGTTCTAACAGAACCATTACCTGTATAAAGTTTAGTATTAAAGTGTAAATTTGGTTTATTTATCTGTGCCATTAACTATACTCCTCTGCATTTAATGAGTTAGTACAAAGTGCTCGATAGCCCGCTGGGACATCGTATTCAAAAACTCCTGTTCCATCATCTGGACTTTGTGCTGATGCTACAGCGCTTGTTCCAAAAAATCCATTACCAAAATTCCAACTAAAAGTACCACTATTATATGCGCTTTGACCAAAAGTATAAACTGATCCTGCTGTAAAAGCAATTGCTCCAGTTCCTGTGCTACCAGACGTAGGAACACCACTATTTTGAAAAGTTCCATTTTTAGAAAAATATAATTTAGAGTTATCTAAATCCATAGCAATTCCAATTATATCTCCATCAGTGTAACTATTTCCAAATGAAGTTGCTGTACCATTAACTTGTTTATTTCCATTTGATAAATATCCATAACCTTTGTTACTATTTCCAAGGTGAGAGTCATATGCATATAAACCTGGATCAATTATTCCTATTTGAGGATAAGTACCACCTACTGCTACTACTTTAACTTCTGCATAATATTTTCCAGATGATGCAGCTAATGTACCAGCTGTCATTCGGTGATTTCCACTTGAAATATTAGTAAAAGTACTACCTACATTAGTTATACTGTATTCATTAATTCTATTTAAAAGATTTAAATTACAAAAAATATTACTAGGTGTCTCTTTGCTTTGAATAATTGTACCACTGCTAGTTGTTAAATTATTAGATCCCGCAGAATCTAACCCCATGTTTGCTGAATTATCAAATTTTAAAAAGAAACCATTTGTACCATAAGTAACACCAGATGGTGAAATTTTTGGTTTCCAAATTCCAGTTGTTGCATCTGTTTCACCAAATGTACTTGCAGGATAACAATAACCATCTGTAAAATGTAAATGAGCTATAATACAAGAATGATGAATGCTTGAGCCTTCTCTTAAAGAAGCTACTAATTGCGTAATGTCAGTTCCTAAAAAATTATGTGTTGAACCTTGACCTGGATAATTTGAAGTAGCAAAAGATGTTTCTTGAACACCATTAACCCATATTTTTATTCTATCTGCAGCAGTTGTTTGTGATGTATCAAGATTAACTACTACATGATAAAAAGCGCTAGTGTCCCTAAATAATCTATTAGTTACTACTTGATAAGTATAACCACCATTATAAAAAGCACACTCAATTTGGTCACTAGAATTAAAAAATATTCCTCTATTGTTTTGAGTAGTGTCTGATTTAGATGAGCAATATACACCTGCTGATAAACCTAAATCACATCTTTTTACCCAAGCAGAAGCACCCCATTTGGTTTGACTTCCTGCTGATGATATAGTTCGTTTTAATTCTGTGCTAGCCATTAACAAAATCCTCCAGCGTTTTGTATACCAGCAGTCGATGTAATTGACAACGCTTGATCTGTAGTTTGACCTTGAGCATCTGTCGCTCTAACAGTAAAATTATATACAGTTTGACTTGAAATAGTTGGCATTGTTCCTGATATTACTGCTCTATATGTAGAGCCACTTGGATTAGTTGTTGATCCAATAGTTATACCAGCAGGTAATGCACCTGATACAACAGACGTGCTTATAGTTACAGCACTATCTCCTGTAACATCTATGTTTTGTGAATAAGATTGATTTGATTCTCCGTTAGGTAAACTTGTTGTCGTAAATACAGGACCATCAGAAACAACTAGGTCAGATGAACTTCTAACTGCATTACCATCTGGATTTGTTAATAAAATTCTAACGTTTTGTCCGTTTGTTAATCCTGTTGTACCAGTTGTAAAACTAACTGATGTTGCACTGTTAAATGTAACAGATGTTGCATCTTGAATTAAACCATTTGCTCTTTGTAATTCTACTTTTGGTATAGCTGCAAAATTAGTTCCTGTTAAAGCTATTGTTCCTCCAACATCTGCATCAATAACCGATGGTGAAATTCCTGTAATTGTTGGTTGTGTTTCAGTTGGTATTGTAGCTGAACCACCTAAGTTTACAGCAACACCATTAATTGTAATTTGTTCGTTTGCTAAAGCAGAATTTGGAATAACATCGTTTTGAAATACCAAACTATCACCAGCTTCACCAACTGTTAAGTTAGTTCCTGACTGTGGAATTATTTTATCTACTTCTATTGTACTCATTATATAATTACCAAATTACCTGTTACTGTTACAGTTCCTGATACAGTCACTGGTCCTGCTAAAACTCCTGAGTCCATTGTTTGAACATCAGAAATTGTAGAAGAATGTGTTGTTACATAAGTTGTAGCTGTCATACTTGCAGACGGTGCACGTTTTGCAGGATAAGTACAAAATACAGTTTTAGTTCCTGCTTGAAAATCCACTTTGTTATCTGAATTTGAAGAGGAGATAACGGTATCTCTAGAAAGTGTATCAGGTGATGCATCTGTTACAGTTCCAATACCGACCTCAAACTCAGAAGTTCCATCATGTGAAATACAGTAGAACGTACTGTTTGTAGTTCCAATACCAGCAACAAAAGTTTCAAAACCTGTTTCAGCTGTGCTGATAGGTTTATTGTTCCTGTGCCAGTAGACGTACTCGTCTGTTTAACTCTGTCGTTAAGTACAAAAGCCATTTATTAAATCCTTTTATTACGCGTCGCCTAATCTAATAATAGCATTTGAAGCATCAGCAGTAGGAAACTGAATNACAAAGTCTCCGTTCGTTGCTGTTTTATTGCCACCAAAATCTAAAACTAGTACAAGCTCGTTTCCGCCTCCGGTTGTTTTNTATATTGCAGCTCCTGCAGCAGTCAATGTAACAGATGAAAAAGTTAAGTCAGCAAAATCAACGAACGCAGTTGTTGTTCCTGCAACTCCGTTGTTTGTTAAAGCGTTTCCACCTGCTGTGTAAGAAGTTCCTGAAGAACTAACTTCACCGTTTCCTGTTCCTGCTAAATATACAGTTGATGCTACACTGTATCCGGATATGCTGGTATATAAAGCACACTTAAAAGCATTACCTCCATTACCAGATGTATCAAAATTAAATACTCCTTTTAATAAACCTGATTTGAAAGAATTAGGTACTATATTTGCCATGTATATATCTCCTTATTATGGTGATGGTGATTTTAAAGGAGTACGAATAACACCATCTTGGTATTCGTCCCGGCGTCTACGACCTTGTTGTTCGATCGCGTACGATTGTAAAGCTTTTTGATAAGCCTGCATGTAGTATTGTAACATATCTGCAGGTCCTTTCAAGTATCCATATGCTTCTACCAGACAAGCATACAAAAGTAAATCCTGATATTTATTAGATATATAAGTTCCAGAAGTGCTTGCTGCTCCAGATGTTAA